TTTTTATAATTATTATTATCAAGTTCTGATTTAGCAAGAAGTTCTCTTTTTTTAGCAAGATACTCTTGAGTTTTAAATAATTTTTCTTCCGCTTTTTCTTGATCATCAATAGCTTTGATACGAGCATCATAAACTTTCATTGCAACTTCATTAGCTTTTTCTAATGAAGCCATAGCAGATTTTTTAATCTTTTCAAGTTCTTTATCTAAATTACCATAAACTTTACTAATCCAAGTTTCAACCCAACTTGTACCACTAGCAGTATTAGCAACACCCTGATTTATAGCATCACCAACATCAGCACCAATGCTTTTACCGGCATCTTGCGCTGCAGGTTTAGCTTGATTGGCACCAGCATGAACTGCATTACCAAAAACTCCGCCAATACCAGAACGCAAATTCTTGTCAAGATCACTGACCCAACTAGGATTATTAGCAAAATCTTTCATGCTATTACCCCAATTATCAAGACTTTTACCAAGACTATCCATACCAAGGAACTTGAGAAGCCCAGAAGCCCCACCAAGAATTTTGTCAATCAGAGCAGCAAAAACTCTAGCAATAGTTTGAGCACCAAGAATAATAGGACGAAGGAAATCTTCGTAAAAAACTGCTATAGCATAATGAATTGCTTTTTGCCAATCACCAGTAAACAATGCAAAAACAAAACCAACCAAATCTTTTACAGTATAAAAAATTGCCTCAAAAATTGGCATTAACCAGCCAATAAGATTTCCGAGCCAACCGAGAGCAGTGCCAATAATATCGGCAACTTTACCCGCAGCAGTTCCAATACCCTCCCAAACACTTGAAGCCCTTTCGCCCTCAGAACTACCAGAACCAAGTTGACCAATAATAGACTTGAATTTATCAATAATTCCAGAAAAAGCATCTTTAATTCTTTGGAATCCATTTTTAATTGCATCAATGCCCGGCTTCATTGCAGCCATGACCTGATTCCAATGACTCTTAATACCCTTAAACAAAACAACAAGAATTACTACAGCAGCAACAATTGCACCAATAATTAAAACAATCCAACTAAATGCAACTAAACCAGTAGTAAGGAAACCAGTAATAGTAGAAAATAAACTTGTAAATGCTGTTCTAATTCCACTAATAAATCCGCCCTGAAACATTGTAGAAATTTTTGCAACAACATTAGTAGCGCCTGTTTTCATAGTCTTAAAACCATCAGCTACAAAAACACCTGCAGCCTTAACACCTGCGCCAATTTTTTTAGCTATAACAACAGGAGCTGCCTTTGAAAGCATTGATCCTTCATTAGCAGCAGCATTAGCACTTGCAGTCTGCGCTGCTGCTGCCTGTGCAGCCGCAAGTTGAAATGTTGCTGCTGCATCTGCTTCTGCAGCAATTCCTTCAGCAAGAAGAAGATCTATAGACATTCTTTGAGCTACTGTCAACTCTTCAGTAGCAATAGTCAAAGCCTCTCTCATTTGAACAAGACTCATATCTGAAGTAATAACACCACTAGTAAGAGCAATCTGATATTCACTACTTTGAGTCAATTTAAGTTGTGATTGAAAAAACAAATTATTAGCAGCGTCAGCTTCAAGTGTAGCCTGAGCAAGTTGTTCTTTACTCATAGCATCAATTTTATCGAACATACCAAGTTTAGCTCTTACAGTATTAACTGGATTTTTAAAACCAAGCATATATGTTCTACTACCAATTTGCAGAATTTTTTGATTAGCAAGAAGTTGTTTATTCATCAAAGCTTCAGCATTAGTGATATTTGTAATCCCCGGAATCATCATAGTAGAAACTTTAAGGAAAGACATCATCGCATACTGAGCCATAGCAATACTATATTTAATTGGACCCATAGCAGCAGCGAAAGCTCCAACGGCAAGTGCTACTTTATAAACAATAGGAGGAGCATCTTGAAGTGTTTTCAAAAAATTCGTTATTTTTTCGCCAACTGAAAGAAGAGTTGGAGCAATATTTGCGCCAACTTGAATAAATAGTTGATTAAAAGCAGTTTTGAGCCTAGAAATAGCAGTAGTAGGATCTTTCTTAAATTCTTCTACAGCGTGTTTGTATCTAGTAACAGGATCATCAACATTAACACCTTTAATAGTAATTTCTTTAGAATAAACTAAACCTTTAAGGAAATCAGATGTTACTTGATCTAATCTAAGGGTTCCATTAGTAAGACCTATTAACTCTTGTTTTCCAGCAGCAAGATCATTAAAATAAGAATTCATACGGGCAGCTTGACGAGTGCCGAAAAGTTCTGGTGCCGCTGCAGCTCTTTCCGCATCATTCATACCTCTGAACTGATCAGAAAGGGCAAACATCTTAGCAACAGTATCACTAGCTTTACCATTAGCATCGAAAAAACTAAAACCTAATTCATCAATAACTTTTTTACTTTGTTGAGTAGGATTAACAAGTCTTTGAAGAGCAAATTTTAAGGCATGAGCAGCCTCTGTTGCAGGAATACCGCGATTATACATACCAGCAAGAGATGCTGCAGTAGCAGCCGCGCTAAAGCCCATCTGAGACATAACAGGGGCTACCTCAGGAATACCTTGAGCAAGATCTTGCATTTTAACCGAAGTATTATCAGCAATAGCGTTTAACTGTGCCATCAACCCATTGGTTTTTTCAATTGCATCAATCATAGAAGTGCCGGGTTTATCAGCAAAAAGTGCTTTAGTAGTTCTAAAAAACTGGAATGCTGTATCAGTATCCATATTGCCAAGCATTGAAAGTTCTTGAACACTCTTGGCATAAGCATGAACATTATCAGAACCACGAACACCTAACTGAACAATTTCCTGATAAGTGTGAGCAACTGCTTTAGTCGTTGCACCATACTCCATTGCTACCGAATTAATTTCTTTACGAAGCGCAGTATATTTTACATCACCATCGCCCATGCCTTTAAAGTCAGTAACTTTTTTGATACTAAGAATTTCTGTCTCAACAGACTTCCAAGCAGCAAGAGATTTAGTTGCAAAAAGGGCAAGGGGTAAACTAATACCCTGAATCATCTGTCGGCCAGCCCACTGCTGTTCCTTGGTAGATGCTTCCCAAGCTTGGGTAAAACCATCAAGATTAGATTTAGCAAGACGAATCATCGAAGAAACTCGCTGTATACCAGAAAGCCCTTGAATCATAGTAGGAGCGCCACCCGCAGCAGCCTTGATACTCTTTTCAGTAGCAATGCCAGCCAGAGAAGTATCTTTCATAGCAGAATTTGCTGTACGAAGATTTGATATATACTGGCCCCAAGTTTTAGGCTGCGCCATGACAGCATAGCCTACTCTATCCATACTTTCGCTTAGAAGTTTAGCACCTTCTCTACCATATTTGGTTTGCATATTAAATGCTCTACCAAATTGATTCTTAGTCATCTGCGCTGCAGCAGCACCAACTTCATTTGTAGCAACAGCTAGGCTTTTAGTACCTTGAATATTTGCATTACTAATAATTTGATTCTTAGAAATTTGATTTTCAAGATTTTTTAATAAAGCAATATACTCTAATGTTAACTGAGATTGTTTTTTCCAAAGTTCACTACTATCAGCAACTTTAGCGGCCCTAGTTATCTGCTCAAGAGCATTCTTAATAGTATTAAGAACCTCAGTCATACCAGCAGCATTACCGGGAATAGCATTAAACCTAAGAGTAATTAGCTCATCACTATTTGCCATGCATCAATCTCCACACTCACAAAACTTCTCTATTCCATTATAGAATAACCTAGATTTATAGGCAACCTATTAACTTGCTCTTCTCCATAAACAGGTTCTACTTCACCATTTTTGCTAGAACTGGCATCCCAAGGTTTTATATCATCAGAATCGGCAAAATCCCTCCGTGATGGAGGGGGATCATCATCAACTTGAGCACCCATTGCTGAAGCAACAATTTTTGCAAGTCTATTTTGTCTTTCCATAGTAGATTCATAGATTTCAATAAGTTCATTGAGACTAATAGAATCTTCAAGTTCAAAAAAATTTTTCCATGAACCACATTCACAAAAAATTTCTCGTTCTATATCTATGAGGGGAATATCATCGAAGGTAGTATCTGAACCACCATCCCCGCTTATGCGTTTGGGTCAGTACCCATTCCTGCAGCAATAAGTTGATTGAATGACTTAATATCAAGAAGAGTCTCAAGTTCATCAAGATTACCAGCAAGATCAGGTTCAATATTTTCAAGAATAATCGAAGCAGCCTGAACCATAAGATCAACTGACTCTTCATCATCAGTCGAATTCTCCATAGATTTCATTACAGCATTCAATTTACGAAGCTGACGCAAAGAGACGGGATAAATAGTCCGAGTCTTATCAGCAAAAACAATATCAAGTCCGGGGCGGACATTATTACTAGCCTTAGCCATTACACACACTCCTATAAGGTAAAAGGCTATTATAGCACAAAAAGGAGCGGATTTCTCCGCTCCTTTTTTTATTACTATAAAATTGAGGATCAGACCTGATCAACGATAGTGCCATACTCCTTGCCAGTGCTTCCAACATCAGGAAGCAGACGGAAGTGAACTGGGAAAGCAATATTCTCAGCACGCTTCAAAGTGTGTGCGCTTGAATCATACTGAACAACGCGGTTACAAGTATAAACGCGAGTCTTAGCGCCAAGACCACTAGATCCGGGAGCATTGCCAGTGATTCGAAGTGAACGCTCAACAGGATAAACTGACTGAAGACCCATACGCATCGTGTTATAACCAGCTGGCGAGTTATAAGCAATCTCAGTTTCTGAGGTAGTAATATCAAGATTCCAAGCATAGGCAAGGTTCTGAAGAGTAGCCTCAGCGAGTTTGGTTTTCACAGAAACTTTGATCTGTGAAACGATAACGCGAGCAGCATCACCGAACTGATCAACCTCAATGTCAACCATAGTTGGCTCCCAAGAAATTTCAGCGCCATCCTGAGTAGCACCAACATCAGCATATGAACCAATAACACCTAAAGTACTAATGGGAGCAATTTCAAGTTTGCCTTCCCCAGTGATAATATTTGAAAAGTTAACTGCCATTTCATTCTCCTATTCTAGAATAATTTAAAATGAGTATAAAACTCAATAATATAGACCTTTTAATCACACATTTTTAGAGCTTTTACCTTATAGCCACTGCTCCATATACAGATTATATGAATTTTAGTTATAAAGCAAAATCAAACTTCTATATATCCAAGTTCAAAATTACGAATAATACTAGCAAAACCATCACGTTCAATAGCAGGAAACATTTGCCCACCAGCCATTCTTGACCAACAAAGTCTATAATCTGGAGTAGTAAATAATGCCTTTAAAGCGTTGACATCATCGCCAATATTAAGAAATTTATCTATAAGTTTGGCAATATCTTTTGCTCTAGAAAGATCTGTATCAAAAACATAATATGTCAAAACAGATTCTCTAAGCCAATATTGCTCAACATTTCGTGTTGACACACTCTCATCCCAAGTAATAAAAGGAACAGTTGAGTCATCATATCCATAAAGAGGAGTTATATCAATTTCAGTATATCCATTAGTAATCAAATACTGTTTCAAAACCGGATTAATGTATACACCTATCATCGCATCATCCTATAATAAATTTTAGCTTGACGTTGTGCCATCTTCACAGCATTATCTATCAATTCTCTATTAGACTTTGTACCCGGATGATCAACACTTGAAGCAAATACGCCACCACCTATAGGCATTGGGCCAGAAGCATCAATATTATGTGGTCTAGTACCATAATATATAAATAAACCAATATTATCTTTAGCACGAACAGAAATATTTTGATTATAACCAGAGCCTGAAACTTGAACAGAAAAATGCTTGCTTTTATCACCAATTGCTTGATATAGAGCAGCAATAACTAGGCTTTTAGCCATATATGCTAATTGTATATTTTTAACATATATCATAGAATTTTTTTTATTTACTTTATCTTCAATTTTTTTTAAAACTTCTTTATTAACTAATTCAACAGTAATCATTCAATCACCGTCTTTACCCTAACATGAATATGTTGAATTCTACCAGATAAACCAACGTGTTTATCAATTTGCACAATTTGAAGCCAACGAGAATCAATAACTTCTTTACCAATAGAAACTCTAAGATCTTTTAATCTAGTTTTATAAGAAATATTTACATCATGTGGAAAAAATAAAGTAAAATAATCTGCTTCTTCAATAGTAGGTGAAATTCTAATAGAGGTACTAGAAGCTGCGGGGACATAAGCACATTTTTGGTTTTCAACAAAAAGGTTCCAAGATGCTTTCTCTTGAGCCATATCATTACGAATAGATACTCTATTATAAATATCTATTCTATGAGAAAATGGTATATTAGATCTACTAAATGACATAATCCATTGTCCAAACTACAAAATCCATCAATAAAGTATCAACATCAATATTACCAGTAGAGTTGAATATAGAAGGATCAAAATGAAGTCTCAAAGAATCTTGATCCATTCTAATTACCCCATAACGACGATTTTCACGTTTCACATCATTTAAAAGATCAGCGATAAGAAGTTCTGCAGCCTGTTTAATTTCCCAAGGAACACTAAACCATCCCCAATCGCCCGTTACAGTTACAATTGTATGAGTGGGAAAGATATATCTAATCAAATCGTCTTTACGACTATCAAAATATGGATAATCAGTATTTAATTTAATAAAATATTTTGAACGAAGATCGACAACAACTCGTTCAGTAAAATCAGAATCACCAACAATAACTTTGGTTAAATTATTTAACCTAGATCCGAGATAAATTTTTTCTCGTCCATTTCCATCATAAGAAATACTTTTATTTTTAATACATTGAAAATCTTGGCCACAATATGTATCAATAATTCTTCTAGCTAATTTTTCAGTAGAATCAAATTTTACAGTATATTCTGGATAATCATATTCAGGATTATTATTAAAAAATTCTTCACTAGTAATATAAATATCTTCTAATTTAAACTCAGTATAGTTATAAAAAGAAGTTCCAGAAAAAGTACAAGACCATTTAATTCTATAAATCCCTGATGCCCCTAAAAGATCATCACTAATATTAATAGAATATTGATCCCCCGAAACAAGAGTGGGGGCTTTAGCAGCGACAATAGTATCACCAAAATCATAAGTAACAACAACAGAAAGACTCCCGATATCTGGGGTATTTGGGTAAGTAAAACTCTCAGTTACAGAAGAATAAAGAGGATAAGTGTTCATAATCAAATTATAACACTTAGCACTTTATTAGCCAAGTTTATAAAATTCCTCTACCATCTGCTTGGTGGCATAAACAAAATTATAGGGCTGAGTCTGAACAAGTTGATTAGCGACTCCGCCATCAAGAAGCTGAAATGGATCTTCTTTAGTAAAAATAATATTATCTGCATGATAAGAATGTCCACCAACCATTTTTACCATAATTTTATCTAACATAATACTTGTCGAAGCGTCTACTGTGGGGTCCGGAGAGGCCTCTAGAATCGCTTCTATGGTCTTCTTTTTCCGTTGCGTAGTACTTTTTGCTGCTTCTTGTTTAATTTCGCTTTCAAGAACTTCTTCTTCCATTTTTTCTCCTTTAAAGAATTTGCAACTCTATTATACCATAATAGATTGAACTAATTGAGGGCAAGTATTTTTTAAGATGTCTGAGTAATATTTTACTGCATTTGTAAATACGAAAGATACTGCTCCAACACATACACTATTGCCCAGTTGTTTATAGCAAGCAGGATGAGCCTGATTGCCAAAATCAAAATTCTCGGGAAAACCCTGAAGTCTTGCTGCTTCACGAACAGAAAGTCTACGCATCTGACTACCAATAATAGAAGTCTGAGTAATGGCGACAAGAGCCGGAAGGTAAGTTTGCTTTTTTGCTCTGATACCAGACGGGCGAAGTTGAATGCAAGTATCAAAAATAGAACTTGCATCCTGTGCTTGCCATTCTAACTTGCGACGAGAAGCAGGAAATTTATCAGAATAAAAATCCCAACGATCAACCCACTCATCAATAATCCAACGATGCTGTGCATAAAATTCAGAATTTTTAATCAAAAAATTTGATTTCCACTTTGGGGTATTTTCAGGAATTTTAAGATCATCCGGCATAATCCAACTATCACCCCAAATAGGAAAACTTGGTAAATTAGTATCATCAAGACTATCTTTAATACCAATAATAAGTTCATTCCAAGCTTCAAGCCAAAAAATTTCATTATCATTTAAATTAAAATCTTTTACATCTTCTTTAGGAAGAAGGGGCAGATCTGAACAAAGATTCCAATTTTGAGGACTCCAATCCTCAAAATTATAATTATTCAAAAATGATATATCAGAAAGATCAGAAATACCATCAGCACGAACTGCTGCAATGAATACACGATCACGACTCTGAGGAGTTCCACCAAGGTGAGGCGGGATCTTATGTGGAGAAACAATAATAGGATCAGAAGAAACCTTATAGCCTTGGTCTCTTAGAGTAGAAATAATAATATTCCACTCATGAGTATGTTTAGGTCCAGCAAGATTACGAACATTCTCAAGTAAAACAAAAGCTGGTTTTTTAACTTCAATAATCCTGAGGATATTCCAATACAAAGTTCCTCTTGTATCACTCATACCCCGTTGAAGACCGGACTTAGAGAAAGGCTGACAAGGAAACCCTGCAACAAGGACATCATGATCAGGAATGTCAACCCTATCATCATTTGCAACTTCAGTGATATCACCAAGAGGATTGATGCCCCAATTTAACTCATAAATTGCTGCTGCTTTTGGATCGATCTCAACAGCATAAACACACTCACCACCCATCTCGCTCAATGCTGCATGAAAGCCACCAATGCCAGCAAATAGATCAATAAACGTAAATTTTGATTGTTCAGTCAATTTTCTCACTCTAATCATAAAATACTAAGGCCGGGGCGTCCGCCCCGGCCAGAGTATACCATGTTTTCGAGACTACTCAGATTATGAGCGAACCTTGACGTTACGGACATGGACGTATGAGGCACCATTCTCAATTGCGTTAGCAACACGAATGAACTGCGTGTACTCAATGGTGTCCTTCTTCGGCTTGAACTCACGATAGACAACGATGTCACGCTGAATACCGATGATACGGTTCTGTGGGAACGTAAGTTCAACAATGCCGTGGTTACCAGCAGCAGCAGTATAAGTACCAGTCTCAGTCTCCGAATAAAGCGGAACCTCAAGCAGCGGAATGCCGAATGGACGAATGCCACCAACATAGTCCGAAGAGCCGCCACCCTGAGCACCACCCATGCCCTGATTGACGATAGCATCGCCAAGAACAGAAGCAGGGGCGGGAGCACCAAAGCCAGAACCAGTCGTACCAGCGCCACCACCGGGATTGTAAGTAGCGTTAGCGGTAGCGTCAAGAGAAAGACTCCAGATGTAGTCCTGAAGCAGCGAGCTAGAAGTAGAGAAAGCAAGCTGCGAACGACGCTGAAGGTACTTGTTCGGCAGGGCTCGAAGAGCCTTGTCGAAAACTGAACGGGTAAGGTTGGCGCCAGCAGCGTCAACAATAACACCAGTGCCAGCAAGACCAGAACGGCCACGGGCAATTGTCTTGAAACCATCAAGGGCAACAAGCAGCGGATCAGATGAAGACTTATCACCATTGATCATAAGATCCTCAAGATCATTTGAAGTCTGGCGGGCCATCATCGAAGCAATGTGATCCTCAAGAGAATCACCCTCAATATTGTCCTCAAGACCTTCAGTCGTGAGTTCCCAATCAAGACGAAGCTTGACAGTTGTCATCGTAATCTTAGAGAATGTAGGCGTAGCATCAGTCTGATTGGTAGCAGCACCTTCGCTAGCAATCCTCATAATGCGAGTACCAAGATCAATCTTCTCAATCTCAACAGTCGGAGCGTTCATTCGAACAACACGGGCCGTCTTCATAAGGACAGACTGATCAAACAGGTAATCAATAAAACGATTAGCCTGTCTTGGCTTCAAAACACCAGTATCTACACCGATCTGGGTAGTATTAACAACTTTTTCTAAAAGATCTCTTTTATCCATTATTCACCTCCACTAATCATGAATTATAACCCAAGGCCTTGACGACCTCGGTAGGAACGAACATTCCGCCCCAGAAGCTTTCAGACTCAACACTCTTAGCAAGAGCCTCGTCCTCTGCAACACCATCGGCCTCTATGTCAGCCGACTTCTTACCTGCACCTGAATTAGCAACCTTCTCAAGTTCACCCGAAAGCTCATCGGCAGCATCTTTGGCTTCAGAAACGGACTTTTCGATGGCATCGATCTTCCCGTCAACTTCAGCTGTGATATCGGCCTTAACCTTTTCAAGCTTCTCATCAAGAAGAGCGCCCAGTCCTTCAAGAACTTTCTCGAAATCCATTTCTTCTTCTCCTTCTTTAACAGACAGTTCTTCGCCTGTCTGACTATCTACCGACTTAATCGTAACTTCCTGAAGAGCGTACTCTCCCGGACCTTGACCAGTCAGAGAACTATCACCGGAAACAGTTGTTGCCGGTGTTGCGTTAATAATATCTGCCTTAGGTGTAGTACTTCCAACAGAGTCCTCAAGCATCCCCCCGCCAACATTAATCGTCACTCTGGGAGCATTATCCATGTTACCTTCAGAAACAATTCTAAGATTATGATTCATACTAGTAACATCAACAACCTGACCTTTTTCAACAGAAGAATCTTTGCCAAATAAGAAAGATCCAAGTTTTGATAAAATATTCTGTTTTTGAGTATCAGTTAAATCTTCTTGAGTCATATCATTGATATTATCATAATTTTTATTCATATGCAAATTACCTACACTTTCATTTTTAGAAACCATCATACCTGCATTTGTATCTGGCATTTCATAAATATCATCAGATACTTTTAATTGCCATGCCCATTTCTGATGCTGATCAATTCTTTCAGCAACAAAATTACAGACACCTTGCTGATTGGCAGCATTAGCAATAAGAAATACATCATTTAAACTTTTAATAACAGCATCATTATCTTCAGCAAGATCTGCTGCAAGAAGTTCTGGGTCAACATCCATCAATGGATCATCATCAATAGTAGCCATAGAAAGAAAATCACTAATTCCTCTAGGAGCAGTACCACCCATCTTCAAAATATTTTCTGCAAGAGGATCAATACTCTCATATACATCAGTATAGATAGCTTCAAATAAAGCATGATACTGAGCAAAATCACTACCACGAACATTCCAATGATAGCCATGAGCATGAGTATACATAACAGCAACATCTCCAACGGCTTTTTGAAGTGCGGCAATAACCTGAGCCTGAGCATAATCCGGAGACGGCATCACCTTGATAAGATCACCTTCATCAAAAGCAGTTTTCAAAACTGCTGGAAGCGGACGATCAGCACCATTTACACGATGCCAAGCAGCACGAATTTTTTCTTTAACACCAGCAAGATCTTTCGAAGGAATTTGAACTTTATTCCCACGAAAACCTGCAGAAGTAAGCGCAGTCGCTGCCCTCGAAACCTGTGCAACCGTTTCTTTAGCGGAAGTTGACTCCCAAAGTCGAAGTTTCCAAGTAGAAGGAGTATTCGCATCTGGGACATAAGCGAAAGCGGCTGCAGGATACTGCTCACCATTTTCAGTTTTCATAGGTGCATCCTTCTTAACTGGTTTCTTTTTTTCAGGAGGAAGCCCTTGCTGCGGATTCTTAATACCGCCACCAGCACTCATAGTTGCAGTATCAACCATTTTACACATAGGGCAGTTATCACCCTCCATTAATGTGCCAGTTGCATCACAAGAATTGCAATCACAATTATCATCAAGACATCCAGTTCCATCACAGTAAGGACAAGTCATATCTTTTTGTAGATAGCCATTATCACCACACATCTTGCACATATCTTTTGATTTATTCATAACATCTTCTCTCTTACTTAAGTTTGCAATTCTTGACACAGTAGAAGACTTATGGCCAACATATTTATCTGTAGCAGCCCATCCATCCGTACCTTTACGCCAAATTTGAATTAATAACGCTGGGTCATCTTTTGTCCCAGTAATATTGAAACTAGAATCAGGAACTTGTATAGTTCCATCTGAAACAACTCTTGTTATTTTGCCTCTCGCAGAACCACCGGAGGAACCCCAAGAAACAAAATCACCATTTTTAAAAGTAGATTTAGTAGTAAAAGACACCATATTACCCGGAACATCTCCAGTTACATCATCAACCCCAAGACCAACACTTTTATTCATATTATTAATTCTATTAACAATAGCATCAGCCCAAGATTTACCGGGATCTCCGCCCCATAAAGCCCAAGCAATTCTTCCAGCACTAGGATAACCATCACCCGGAGTGAAACCTTTCCCTTGCTTATCAACCTCATGACGAGCAAAAAAACTATGCATTCTTTTAACAGTTGAGATGCTTAAAGTATCTTTGTTCATAATATCTCTAGCCCTAGCAACTCCAACAGGAGTTCCGCCACGATTAAACTCTTTACGCCAATCAAGACCACGCTTGGCCTCTGATGCCATAGCATCTGTGGGAACAGTATTGATATCAGACAAAGCTTTTTCGAATGAATTATTAATAGTCTCAATAAATTTATTAATTAAAATCTCATCATAGTCTTCAGAACGTCCAATAATAATCATTTCATCAGAGCAAATTGCACAAGTACTTTCTCCGCCAACAGAAACATATTTATCATCTTCACAATAAAAAACATCCTGAATACTCTCGGCAACATATTCAAGTTGACCATTGACACTTTTGATCATTGCAAACATTCCCGCAGGATTACAGGGATTATCAACAACACTTAACTCACCAAGAGTATATTGTGTAATTTCATTGATTTGTCTATTTAATTTTTCAGAAAGTTTTTTCTTACTATCTTTAACATAACCACCAATAGAAAAACCGCGTAAAGTACCATCAAGAATCTTCTGCCAAGTGCTTTCTGCGCCCTTAGAAATATAAACTGAAACTTCAATACCCTGATAAGTTTCACCATCATACTGGACAGGAACCTTCTTCCAGTCAACAAGTTTACCAACAGCAATAGGAGAGTGCATCTCCCTGATATTTCCCACCCAATTAGAAAAAGCCTCGACTGAGGCATCAAAATTAACAACATCGTCAACAAGATCAGGATTATCAGCAGTAGCAATGCCAGTAACAATTCTCTGTTCCTGATTAATTTTCTGAAATGGGAAAGTAAAATTAAGTCCAGATTGCATAAACAATCCTCCGATCCTATTAATTTTAGACAATATTTACTAAAAAGTCAAATTATCTAATTCTTAGTAAATACCAACCATTTACCGTGGCTGTTATATTGTTCGCTGAAGTTCCAAGTTGAACAGTGAAGTCAATGTAAGTAGTTCCAGACATATCAGTAGCAGAAGTTCCGTAACCCACCAAAGTTTGAGCAACAGTGATTGGATTCCAAGTAGCACCACCAGCACCATTGTAAATCATTCCAGAGGCAAATTGTGAAGGAGATGAAGGGCCAATAGCAGAAACATCCAAGTCTACTTCTATTCTCCAAGGTCTAGTATTGGCAGAACTTCCGATAGCCACGTTGCCGGTAGCTAAAACAGCAGTAGTAGATGTTGTAGACCCAATTTTATATCTCCAGACATAGTTGACACTTGCTCCTGAATTATTAAACAAAGTGCCAAAAGCAACTAATTTGTAAATATCTTTATTTGCAGCGCCAGTGAAGTTTGCAGAAAGTAACGGAGTTTCTATCGTTGTATTAGTTACAGTTGTAGGCGTAGTTAATGAAGATACTTGGATAGTTCCAGCCGGACCCTGTGGACCTTGGAAACCTTGGAAACCTTGAAAACCTTGGAAGCCCTGTGGACCTTGTGGACCTTGAAAACCTTGAAAGCCTTGAAAGCCTTGGAAGCCTTGAAAACCTTGGAAGCCTTGTGGGCCTTGTGGACCCTGTGGGCCTTGAAAACCTTGAAAACCTTGAAAACCTTGAAAACCTTGGAAACCTTGGAAACCTTGAAAGCCCTGCGGACCCTGTGGGCCTTGCGGTCCTTGAGATCCACTGCCGCTGCCGGATGGTCCTTGCGGTCCCTGTGGACCTTGCGGCCCAATCATGCCAACTGAAGCTTCGCTAGCAATAGCAGAAGGACTTACAGAAATATTCTGTAAACCCCTATTAACAGTTACGTTAGGTCCAGCAGCAGTAGGAGAAACACTGACAGTAGTATCAATACCACTAACAGTAATTTGATTAGTGGTTTGATTAACTTCAGTCATTAGTAGGTAATCTCCTGCCTTACCTCAAAAAGCCCACGAATAATTTTAATTACATCACCAGAAGCACCAACTCCCGGAGATGTTCCAAGAGTGACTTCTAAATCATAATCATAAATATCAGCAGCAGGTCCAGCCATTGTCGCAGCAGGAATTTTTATATCAATAATTCCAGATGCAGGAGTAAGGGTAAGTGCAGTAGTAGTTGCTCCAGCACCTGATGTTCCCAGCCATAAAACTGCAGCATCCCTATACGCTGCTTTATTCTGTGTAGCAGGATATGATTTGCGAACCTTCATTTGAGCAGAAGCACCAGTACCCAAATTAATAGCAGTTCCAGCAGAATTTTTATATGTAATAGAACGTATAAAAGTTGTTCCCTGATCGGCAACAATATTATAAATGCCAACATCAGAAACATCATTAACAATCGTCGTCATTTTTCCTCCAAATATATAACCATTTTATCATTATATTGATTTAAAGGCTAAAGAAGATATCGGATAATAACAATACCTTGTTTTCCAGAACTTGCACTTATAGTTTGATCTGCACCACTTCCACCGCCTCCTGAGCCATAGGTAGTGGCATTTGAACCAACAATACCTCGGTTACCGCCTCCGCCACCACCAGATGTTCCACCAGAACCCGGACCATCAGTGCCACCGATAAAATCATAGCCATAACCACCGCCTCCACCAGCACAATAATATGTTGCTGTACCAGTAATAGAAGATTGAATTCCATTACCACCATTATTACCTCCGCCAACACTACCAGCGCCACCACCGCCAGTACCACCCACATTATTAGTATTCGCTCCACCATTATTTCCCTGACCAGATACTCCAGATCCGCCTACGCCACTCCCTCCGCCACCACCACCAGAACCACCAGAACTTCCGCCATAACCACCAGAGCCACCAGCCCCACCACCATAAGCAATAAAATTATCAATAGAAGAACTTTGCCCTGCTTGTCCAACTACTATATTTTTTGTATTAGAAATAAGTAGTGAAGTAGAAATAAAACCACCAGCACCGCCACCGCCACCGCCATAGAAGAGAAGACCTCCAATACCACCATTACCACCACCACCAACAATTAAAACTTGAGCAAAACCCGTTGTTATAGGTGTAATAGTTTCATTAGAAAGAAAAGTATGTACTCTCCATAATTTTCCATCTATAGTAGTATCTACATAACTAGAACTAGTAAATAAAAGTTTATCTGAATTATATCCAGAAGAAACTGTTCCAAAATTAGACAGCACTTAAATCACCGATAGCAAGCCAAGTATCAGTATCAGTCTTCATAACAGTAGCAACAGACCATCTATCTCTCAAAATTAAACCCGGAGTAGAATTAATTGTCACACCAGAACCGGGATTGATAGTAGTTCTGCCAGTATTAATCTGAACAATATTAATCTGTGAACCAATAGTAAAATTAACAGAAGAACTAGGAGGAATAGTAACAGTATTAGTAGAAGTAGAATTCATTTGGATTAACTTCTGCTCATCATTCAAAACAACTGTATAACTAGATGACTGAGGATTCATAACAACACGCTGAAAAGCGTAGCCACTAACAATATTCCAAGTGGTATTAGTAGAATCATAGATCCAAGTAATACCACCACTTGTATAAGTCTGTCCATTTGTCGGGGGAGAAGGAAAATCTAACGGCATTATAACCTCTTATCTATAAACATATTTTATCAAGCACGCCAGCGAATAGCAAATAAACCAGCCAAGCCATTACCACCCTTAGCATTAGCATTACGTCCAACACCGCCACCACCAGAACCAGCAGTTGTTGCAATGCTGCCAAGAGCACCAAGGCCACCTGCACCACCAGCACCAGACGACCCGCCAGTACCTGCTGCTGTCCCACCAAGTCCAGCACCACCACCGCCGCCAGCAGCATAAATAGTTGATGGAATTAATGATGAAGTCCATCCGGCATCAGCAAAAGTTTTTCCATTACCACCATTTCCACCAGTAACAAGTGTGCCTGCCGCAGCAATACCGACAGAAGAGGCACCGCCACCGCCACCACCACCATTAGCAGAAACAGTCGTAGAACCTTTACCTGATCCACCAGCATTACCGCCAGTGCCACCAGTACCACCCGGATTGACAGTTGTGTTATTTCCACCACCACCACCGCCTCCAGAGCCACCATTTCCGGGAACAAGAAGCCCAGATCCACCACCACCGCCTCCGGCAGCAATAGTTGCAGAAACATCTACAGAAGAAAGTTGTAAAGAAGTCTGACCACCATTGCCACCTACTACAGCATTTGTGCCGCCAATACCAGCGTTTCCAATGACAACCCCGTAAGTAGAATTAGCAGAAAGAGAGACTGAAGAAGAAATAAATGCTCCACCTCCACCACCTCCGCCGCTGACACTAGCAGTTCCGCCGCCACCGCCAGCACCTCCGCCGATACTAATAAAATCAATAGAAGTATTATTATAAACTTTAATAGCAGAAGCATTAGTTGCAGTCCAAATAGCATAAATATAACCATCACTAGAACTGTAGATTGGAGTAGCTCCAGTAACGACTATAGAATTAAATGAACTAGAAACAATTCCAATATTACTAGGCATATTATGCTGCCAAATCTCCAACTAGAACATATCTATTAGAGCCAAGACAAAGCAAAGTTGCTGCAGAATATGTTGCTCTTAATTTAAGCCCTGGAGTTCCATTAGTATTACTAGAAGTTGGGGAGAATACTGTATTACCAGATCCTGTTTGAACAAAATCAATTCTTTGTCCATAAACCATATTAAGTCCTCCAGCAGTATCTATTGGAATAGTGATTGTAATTGAAGTACCTGTAATTTCAATTAACTTTCCAATATGTGTATTAGATAAAGAAGTAGAACTAGAAAATACAATTGATGAATTCTGAGCAGCAACCCAGTCTCCCTGAGTCCCCTGCGGACCTTGCGGACCTTGTGGCCCTTGCACGCCCTGAGGCCCCTGCGGACCTTGCGGTCCCTGTGGCCCTTGGAAGCCTTGAAATCCCTGAAACCCTTGTGGACCCTGAGCACCATTTGGTCCCTGAGGACCGGGAGCGCCAGTCTCAACCCATTGAGAAGAAGTGCCATCATTATAATAAATATAAAAACGTCCATTATCAATGTCATACCACCTATCCCCCGAAATTGGAGAAGAAGGAGCGTTACTTTGAGAGGAAAATACATTTGGTCCTTGTGGACCCTGCGGACCTTGTGGACCTTGGAACCCCTGTGGACCTTGTGGACCTTGTGCGCCAACAACAACTGTCTGCCAAGAGCCACTAGGATAAGTTCCGACATATTGTTTAATAACAGTCATTATTAACCCCTATCCGTTTCAATATATACCCTACCAATACGCATATTTCTAGTACTATTAGGACTTGTATCAAGATTTCCAAACCCCGCAGTGAAGGCAAGTGCTGTAGTAGATACAGGCAAATTGGAACTAGTAGACCCTGATTGAGAAGTTCCGGCAGAAGCATCATCTACTTGCCAATAAATAGTAGATGAACCAATCGGACACCAAATCCAAAAATCATAGACTTTACCTGTTCCAGATGCACCGGGAACGAAAGACATACTAGTTTCCTGAACAGAAGTTGTAGTACCATCACAAGTTATAAACTTCCAAGTAGTATCTGCAATGCCACTAGCCCCACTATTTTCTCTTTGAAAACCACAAAGACTAATCACACCACCCCGAGAAGTAACATTTACAGAGCCACCATTGGTATATAACATCAAAGGATTCAGCCTACTACCAGTAGTACTTGAAACACTATCATAAGAAGCATCAGGGAAATAACAACGTGAATGTGCAAAAAATCCGCCATAAACATCACTACTAGCACCTCTGCGAAAAATACCAGTAGAAGTTCCAGAAACTGTTATGCTCTGTCCAACTGCTGAAGTTGTTGTAGTAGTACTAGCAATATTTCCAAAATAACCAATATTTGCATCAGGAGCAACAGTAGTGGTTGCAGTAGATATTGTCTGAGCACCAATGCCTTGTTGTCTAAAACCAGCAGTAGATGGTGTTATTAACGCAAAAGTTTTATCCATCGGAACAGCAGCAAGACTTCTAGCAATACCAGTAGATCCCTGAATAACAGGTAGTGATCTACCAGCGCGAGTTCTTGACCAAATAATACCAGCACTTCCAGAAGGAGCAGTTGGGACAGTATTCTGAACAGGTAAAGTAATAATACCTGTTCCATCAGTCTTAGTGAGCTTAACTCCATCACTAATTTCTACACTAGACCATGTAGTTGCATAATCTGTAGAAGAACTTTTTATCAATGATTGATTTTGAGTTCCA